TAAATCACTTGTTGTAAGTTTAGCATCTAATAAATCGTTAGCCTCTGTTTTATTGTATACTTCAGCTTTGTCGTAAACATCATAAGGTTTAGCTCCACTTGTTCTGCCTATAGCTCCCATCTACAACCTCCTTATGATATTTCTAGTACCGATAGTACCACATCTACAGTATTGTCTGCGCTTACTTTAATTGTGTCGTCAGGTTCGACAACTACTTTTTGGTCTCCACCTACTATAACGAGTGAACCTCCAGCAGGTATAGGTGCATCTTTTACTAAGTATGCGTCGTTTTTCTTTATGCTAGCTGTCGTACTATCAGTACTAGTATTTGCTACTGTCATACCTATTACTGTTACTTGTGTACTTGCAGGTCCAGTGTACACTGTAACTTCATCTGTAACTCCAGTACTCTCAAACCCTTTAAATGTATTAGCCATGTCTTATTTCTCCTTATAGTGCTATTGCGTATGCTAACGCTGTACCAACAATTATATCATCATTCTGTGCTCTAGTTTGCGCTTCACTATCTATGTTATTTTGCAACGTGTTTTCAGCATCAGCCGCCCTAGCAGCTTCGGATGTAATATCGTCAGCATTCTTTTTTGCTTGGGTATCTAGTTTACTGTCAGCATCTGAAAGGCTTACTGCATCAGATATGTACTCAGCATCACTATCTGCTACATAACTACCATCATCAGCTAACCCTGCCCCTGCCTGTGTATCATCTAACTCTTTTTGTAGAGCACTATCTTTATCAACTAGTTCATTTACAGCTGTAGGTAGTGTGGTAGCATTCGTATCTAGTCCTGTACTTGCATCAACTAGAGTTTTTTCTACATTTGTATAGGCATTTGTATCATCATTGTTTTCGTATGCTGTTTTTATCTCAGCGTCTGTTTGGTCAGCAGTAGCACCATCTTCTATACCATCTAACTTCTCTCCATCTACCGATACATCCCTACCATCTACATTTCCGTCTGTAACCAGGTTTGGTACTGTCAGATCTCCAGTCATAGTATCACCGGCGCGTTTAACGCTAGCGTCAGCGTTACTATCTACTTCGTTTATCGCAGCTACTAGACTATCTTTAGTATCAGTAGTAAGGTTATCTAAGTCTCCTTCATTATTACTTCTAGTAGTTATTTCATTAGTAAGTCTATCTTCTTCACTCTTAATTTTAGCATCTAACTTATTATCTGCATCGGCTAAACTGGTAGCATCAGAAATGTAGTTTGTACCGTCATCGGCTACATAACTACCGTCTTCCCCTAATCCTGCTCCAGTTTGCGTATTATCTAACTCATTTTGTAAGTTATTAGCTCTGTTAACTAATTCATTTACACCTTTAGGTAGTGTAGTAGCTGTAGTTGTTAAGGCTTCCTCTACATCTACAAATTCTTTTTCACTGTCCGTGTAAGCATTAGTATTATCATTGCTTTCATAAGTAGTTTTAACAGCTTCTTTAGTATTAGCGTTTAGGTAAGTATCTTCATCCATAACTACTTTATACGAACTGGTATCTCCACTACCGTCAGTAACTGCTGTAACATAGTATTCAGCCCATTTACCATCACCGTCATCATTTACATGAACCACGTCTCCAACTGTTAAGTCCTCTAATGTATCTTTTTCTGCGTTGTCTTCTACTGTATAGTTTGTACCTAAAGCTAATTTTGCTCTAGCTATTTCTGCTGTTCGCTCTTCTTCAATTTGTACTAGTGTTTTACCGCCTAGCATTTCTGAGTTATCAACTATACCGTTACTATCTTTATCATACACATCCCTACGAAGGTACATATCTACATCTGCGTTAGCTACGGTGAAGTAACCTACGTTCAATGTCTCATCTGCATCCCCATATAATGTGTAAGTATCTTTATACCCTGCAGTGGCAAAGTCCCCGTTAGGGTTTGTAGTACTAGTACCTTTAGTGTGGTGTACACTTACGCCATCAATACCATTAACTACACTTATGTACAGCGTCTTAGTGTCTGCATCCCAGCTTGGTGTTTCATTAGGGCCTATTTGTACTATATGTACACCAGTAAAATCTTTAGCCTCATTTAAGGCTTCTGTAAGTGCTTCTACATCCTGATCTGCAACAGATATTACTGCATCAATATTGTCTGATACTTTTTTAACTATGTCGTACTTACTATTTATTTCAGTGTTTATAGCTGTGGCAGTTAACCCTGCTAGTGTTGAACTTCTACCCATTAAATAAATCCTCTACTTGCTATTCTATTCTTCATTTCCATCGTCTCAGAGGTAAACATACCCTCTTTAATCAGCCGTTTTACACTCAGTTCAAATCTCTGGTAGTGTGTATTACTCTCTGCTTGTATACTTCCATTAACTGAGCCATGTCCTCTATAGCCCATATAATTAAGTAATGCTTCTATCATTTGTGTAGGGATAGGGAGTTGTTCATTTAGGTTATCAGTAGTAACTTGTTTAGGGGATGCTGTATATATAAGAGATACATATTCACCTACAATACCTGCAGGTATCTGAACTTTATTCCAGCTTACAGTATTTATAGTTAATGGGTCTTCTTCACTATTGATAGGCAATTCGATAGTGTTAGTATCACCATCTGTGTAAGGGACTTCTGCATAAGCAGCAACTAGCCACATAAAATCATCTGGTAGCGTATACACCTCTACACCTTCTTGTAACTGAACTAAATACTCATTAGTCTCAATAGGGAATCTTTTATATAGCTCTATTAGACCTAAATTTATAAACCCTATAACAGCTTTTACATCATCTTTAACTGCAAGTGTTTTTAGCTCCCCATTCTTAGCTAAATCAATTACCTCTTGTGCTGTCATAAAGTTCCTTTCATTTTTAGTTACCGTATTATACCATACTTTGTCTAAAATACGTTACTATTATTTTCTACTTCATCATCTGTGTCAAAATCCATCCCCCAAATACTACTATCATCTACAGGTTTAAATTTAGTATCTATTTTAGGTTCCCCTCCAGTAGGGACTATATAATCAATTAAAGCCAACTGACTAATTAAATCTATAGCATCATCATGTGCAGAGCCTATACCTGCATGACTTATTTGTCTTAGTTCTAGTAACATCTCTTTCAGTTGTGGACTTTCTTTTAGCTCTGACGGAAACTTTACTCTATTCATCTCAAAGTCAGGTAGCATCATTCTAATTCTATCTAGTTTTGAACCTGCACCTCTACTACGTATACCTATTTGTGAGTGACCTTTACCTTTTTGTCTTGCATACCTAAACCATATATTTTTTTCAATCATCATCCTGTCTAGTGCATGCAGGTTTATCTGCTGTTGTCCATCAACTTCTACCCCAACTTCTATATTCGCCCCTCTATTACTCCATTTACTAACCATTTTAAATAAGGCTTTATACTGCTCATTAATACTACATTTTTCCAAGAATAGGTCAAGTAAGTACTTGTCGTTATTAGCACTTATTGCCCATGCAGCTGCACCGCTGTAGTCACCATTACTACTGTTACTAGCTGTAAAGTCTGTAGTTATAACAACTGTAAAGTTAGCTATATTTGCTAGTATCGCACCTCTACTGTCATACCAACTAAGCATATACTCCGGTATCATTCTTTCTTCTTCACTGGTAATTCTTAACATTCTTTCCTGCATAAAGGATTGTAACTTATTACTTGATTTAGCTTGATGATACTGATCGTATATAGCTTTTGGAGGGTGCATATCATTCCATACAGAAACTATTTCATTAGGTTTAGTATCGGCATCTATTTTCTCACAGATTGGGAATAGTAGTGGTGTATATGCCTTTGAGTGTATAATTTTAACGTTAGGGTCTGAACTGTGGAATGGTGTAGCTACAATCCATACTCTGCCTTTACCGCCCCCTTTTAACGCATTTTCAGCATCACTGAACATAATCTCTTCTAATGTTGACATTTGTGTTTCTGAGTAAGCAGCAGCAGTGTTTAGGATTGTATCATCAAAAGCGATAATGTCTACACGATTAGCCCCTACGTTAGACCTAGTACCACGTACCCCCCCACTATAACCCATCGCTCTGAACAGAAAAGTACGACTGTTAAGGTCTCCTTTACCCTTTCTCGTAAATTCAGCCTCCGTTTCTGTAAAGCGCATTGATTCAAAGTACTCATTACAAAATACGCTGTCTTGGCACATTGATTGAATAGCCTTACACATGACCCTACCCCCGCCTTGTTGGCTAGCAGCAACGCCTAACATAAAATGTACATGTCCGTAATTAGGTAATTCACCTTTTACGGCAAAATACACCGGCATAAATGTAGTTACAACAGTAGACTTAGCTGCGCCACGACTAGCTAGTATTGCCACACGTTTTGCATTTATTGTAATAGCATCTCTAACTTCTTGGCTATATGGGAACATATCTTTCGTTACTAACCCAAATAATGCATCTACAATAAAGTAGTGCATCATAGGTGTGTTAAACTCAAAATCGCTACCTTGGACTAATCGCATGATATTGAAAAACTCTAGAGCCCTCTCACTGGGTTTATAGTTTTTAAAGCTATAATCTATACTGTCTAATGCTTTATCCATATTAAATTCATTGTCACTCACTGACATCGATACTCTCCTTTATGTAGTCTAAGCAACAGTTTAGTTGCACTCTATCCATAACTCTAAACTCTGTACTTCCATTAAACTTAGTCGGAAACTCATATATAGCCCCTACTTTTAATAAACGGTTTTCAATCTCTAGAGCATTATTTATTTTAGCTATTATAACTATATCATATTCTATATTAGCTTTATTTGCGACATACTTTATTCTATAGTCTGATAACCTAGCACTAGTAACACCTATTTTATATACATCAGGTATACCTTTCACCTTCCAGATGTATATTGTATCATTATCACAACTACTATTGAAATCCATTCTTCTATATATTCTATCCCTGTAATGTGGATAGTTATGTCTTATAAAGTCGTACGCTCCCTCACACCCACGTTTAAAGTCTTCTCTAGTGTTATACTTTAACGACTCTCTATAGGCTGATAGTAGTGACCACTTACGTTTGTATGTCTTTAGTTCCTTTGTTAGTTCTTGTAACCAACCCCTTCTACGAGTTTGGGCGTAGTATTTAGGATATTTTGTTTTAAAATCTAACTTATACTCACAAGTAGATATTGCATCTTTAATCTCTTTTTGAGAATACTTAGGAAGTCTCGTGTATGGACCTACTACGTTTCTTTTAATTCTTTTCTGATACCCAGTACATCTAGGTTCTACCACTTCTAAGTTTTCAAGTCTATAATCGTTATAGTCGCCATTTAGCCTTTTAACTTCTTTACCTTTTGCAATGTCATAACCATTAGCTAATAGTAAGCATATTCTAGCTTTTGATATTCTTACACTTCCATTAAACTTTACTCGACCATCACTGTATACTAGTAGTTCATCACCTTTTCTGTACTTACTTAGGTTACTTAGAGTGTATCTATAAGTTAGTGAACCTGTATTAGGGTTATATATAAGTTTTTTATTTACATTTTCATAAGTTATAGAGCTGTCTAAGTCTTCCTGTTTACATTTACGACATACCCCACTATTACTTTTTGAAGCATTAGTTTGAGCAGATTGTGTATACTCATTAGAGCATCTGTTACATTCAAACACACACTCTGATGACGTAACCCATCGAAGCAATTTTGATGTAAAATTATATTTTTTACCGTACTTACAAGCATCGCACAATGTTTCTTTTCTACGTACAGCGTTGTCTACACTTTTTTCAAACGGTGATTTACACTCTTTACATTCTAGCAGTACATACCTCATTTTACGTTTGTTACCAGGCTTAGTTAACATGCCTAAGTCTTCGATAATATTCGTTGCAAATTTATTTTTATTAAGCGGTTTTAACATAAATACCTCTGTACGTTTATATGTACAGTAATTATACCATCATCAACCTTAACGTAGTCTGTGCTATATGTTATTTGATGATGCTATTTTTCTACTTCCACCTCTATTGCATCGTTAAAATTAACACCTATCTGCTGCACACTGTCTAACGATTCACCCATATCTAGTCTTGCCTTTTGTTGCTTAACTAACTGCGCCAGTTGTTCATTCATTTGTTGTTGTAGTGTAATTTCTTCTTCTGATTTATTCACAGTAATGTCTAATTTAGCTGTTTCTGGCATACTAGTCATTTCGAATAAGGATTTAGCGGCTAAATGTTGTACCATCGGGCTAACTGTCATTGGTTCACCATTAGCATTTGGTGCTGCCCTTCCATTCATTAAATCATACTGCTTCTTGACAGCTGCATGAGCATATGGGGCGTACTGAAGGTGGAATGGTATCAGCATCTCTTTATCTATTTCTTGTACTAGCATACTCTTATTGTACATAGATACATGATTATCTATTTGTTTACCTAGCTCTACAAGTCTGGCATGTTTATCTGGAAATACTATTGACCACGCTTTCTCATTACTATAATTTCTTTTTAGATTACAGTACTTAACAGCGTTGATAAGTTCACTAAGTTTAGCTCTAGGCACTTTTTTTAGAATAAACATATAACTAAGAACTTCTTCTTCCATCAAATCTTGTGGTAAGCCTATATCCTCTTCCATACTAGCTATCAGTTCTAGTATCTTATCTGACACATTATGTTTACTGCCCCTAGGTAGCAGTTCTTCTAACTTCTCTTTAGTTACGAATTGTGGGGTCTTCGGGATCATCTTTTTAGCTGTACTGTCTGGCTTAAGCATATTCTTTTTATTGAACTTAGCCTCTTTAGCTTTTACTTGTGTGGGGTCTTTAGCCATTATGCTTCTCCATCAACTTTAATACATATTCTGTACCGTCTTTGAATCCGTCTAGGTATGTAGGTTCTTGTGTTACGTGCTTATCAGTATCTAACAGTACTTCTCGTAAGTTGTTTATAAGTTCTTCTGCATCTTCTTCTGATTGTACATGTATTGTAGCTACACCTTGCGAGTATGTCACGATTACATTCACATCTATATCACTGCCATTATCCCATACACTTGATGATACTGCTAGTATATTATTTGGGTTTACGTATACTTTACCATTAGTTGTGTCTAACTCTACCATTATTGCTGCCCTTTACGTTGAGGTAACTATTTTCAGCTACCTTTGTATTAACCTATTATAGGCTTTTTCGTAATTATAGCTTATTATTGTATTGAAGTCAATTTATTGATTGTGTAGATGGTGGAGAGAGTAGGATTTGAACCTACGTACCCTAGGGAACAGATTTACAGTCTGCATGCTTTAACCACTTGCATATCTCTCCATGGCTCGGTAGGCTGAACTCGAACCAGCAATCTCCAAGTTAACAGCTTGGCACTTTCACCATTAAGTTACTACCGAATATATTTGTTGGTGGATAGTACTGGATTCGAACCGGTATGAGTGTTACCTCGCTTCCTTAGCAGGGAAGTGTACTACCATTATACGAACTATCCGTTGGTTGAGGTAGATGGGATCGAACCACCGAATGACTGGATCAAAACCAGTTGCCTTACCGCTTGGCTATACCTCAGTATGCTATAATTGAAAAGTAATTGTTGATTTGTTTTATGAAGTCAAGCAACTACTTTTCAGTAGCCACTTGTGTAGCTACTATTTTGTAGTTACGAATTACTGTAATTATAACTATACGGATTATTGAGTGAGTGAGTAAATGTACACATAATTACAGTCCTTTATTTTATTTGGTTAACCGTAGTATAATACAGTTAACCTTTATTATTTCTTAATCCTTGAGATTCTTTCGTTTTTCTAATCTCTTCTCTACTTCTTCTTTACCCATCCACATATCTGTACCAGCTAGTATTTTATTAATCTCTCTAGTAGTTAGAAAATCTTTATATACTACTTGAAATAATTTCTTTGTCTCTTTCTCCATATGTTCTTGTTGGGCTTTTATTTCATTAGCTTTACCTGACGCTCCACCACTCCACGCATGAATCATAAACGATGTGAATGGTGCTATATACAGCTCATCCATAACTAATGCTAACATTGTACCTGCACTAGCTACTGTGCCACTTAGCTTACCTAGTGTTTTAGCATTGCAGTTCTTAATAGCATCCATTAACATGTTAGCTGTATCTAATACCCCACCTGGTGTGTTTATGTGAAACTCTACTGTAGTAGTCTCGTCTAAGTCCTGCAGCAGTTCTATAACTTCTCCGTAATCCTGTGGATGTCCTATCTCATCTAGTAGGTACACTCTATAGTATTTTTCTTTAGCTACCTCTAAAATAGGTACTGGTTTATTCCATACACTTTTATAGTCATTTTGTACTGGTATATCTATAATCATTTTAATCCTCTTTATCTATTATTGTTATCGTTACTGCTACAAATACTAGTATTGTAACTACTATTGTTAATTCGTACCCTATCCACATTAGTTACTTTCCTTCAAACAGGTTCTCTGCAAACTCTGCAAATTCTGACCTTACTACTTTATCTAGTTGCACTACATGCATATCAATCTGCTGTTCTTCCGTAGCAGCATCTAGCAATACACTTAGTCCATTAGTATATTTAGTCACATACGGGTTATCTATCTGTTTATTACTCCCTACAACTGCTATCTTACAGTTCTTGCCAAATCTAGTAAGTATCTTACGTAGACTGGCTTTACTAAAGTTTTGTGCTTCATCTATAATAACTACAGCGTCCTCGAATGTCCTACCACGCATACCTAATCCAGTCATCATATGTATATCGCAGTCTTCAACTATCTTCTCTACTTGTTTTTCAATAGCTTCATCTAGTGCTCTACCCTTCAACTTTGTACTACCAATTCTTTTCTTAGCTATGAAGTCTAACGAGTCAAGTATAGGATGGAAGTATACTGAGTTTTTTTCATCAGCACTACCTTTGAGAAACCCTACTTCTTCTTCTGGTGGTACATCATTTACACTACCTCTGATATACACTATAGACTTGTATGGACTATTAGTCTTAACTAGTTTAATTGCATTGCTGAGCGATAGTAATGTCTTACCACTTCCACTTAGTGCTTCTACTACTACTAATGATATAGTCTGGTCCTGTATAGCTCTACTAAGAAACAGCTGACCGCTATTCTGAGGACACACTTCTTGTTTACGTAGCTCTTGTTCTGATTCTTTGCCTAGTACATTAACTACACCTCTCTTTATAGTAGCTAACTTAGTCTGTCCGGTGTACTCATTAGTAATGTAGTAGTTGTAGTTACCTTGTACATATGAGCTATCGTAATTAGTTATGTTTTTGCCATGTATAGTTCTGAAGTCTTCATCATCTAGTGCTAACTCCTTGTTATAACTAATGTCTTTATCTGTAGTGTCACGCAGCTGCTCGGTCTGTAGCCCTAGCGATTGTGCTCTAATACCACAAGCTATATCATTAGTTATGAATACTAATTCACTCATTACACACATTCTAGCTTTATAGGAATAGACTATTACCGCATCTATTATTTTTCTATCGTTAATTACATTACGTTCCATGCCGGTGTAACTAGGGTACTCTCTTAATGATACTATATGTACCAATTTGTTTTGAATTTTATACTCTACTACTGTTATACCTATATTGCCAAACTCTCTGACCCCAACACACTCTCCAGCTGTCACTATTCTACCAAATTCTCTAGCTTGGTACCCTATCTCACCTTGTACGCTCTTTTTACTATCTAGCTCATCTAGTACCGTCTCTGGAATTACGATTACGGTACTATCATCACCTACGGTGTGTAAGTTATGTGCATCTAGTAGTAGTATGTTAGAATCTAATGCGTATACCATCACACCACCTCCATAACTATGTCTCTAGTAACGTCTTGTGGTTTGACTGCCACCTCTAAACCAGTAATAACAATACTATTACTTTCTAGGGTAAGTTGTCCTACACTATCAGCTTCATTAACTAATTTTTGTAGAGTATGTTTATTAACTATAATATACTTTGCTGGGATATTGTTAGTAGCGTAGTGTAATTTCTTCAACTCTACTACTTTTGTCATTAATGGGGCTATGCTTGCCATAGTTATCCTTTTATTGTTTTATGCGGCAATTATAACTACACAAACCTTTACTGTTCTTTAAAATGGCAGCTCATTGCTAATTTTAGTCTCATTTTTATCTGCATTCGCTTCTCTTATAGCGGCACATATATTTTCATACTTATCCTTAGCCATACTAACATGTCCTCGTAGTAGCTCCTCATATTTAAACATACTCATATACTCTGTAAACTCATCTATATCTAAATTTACAAAGAGTTCATTACTTCCATCAAACTTCTTATCAGGTACATACTTTAGCTCTTCCAGTAAATGGTGCATATGTGTCTCTACATAGTAAGGTACTAAGTACTTCTTAGCTTTAACTATTTTACTATGTGGTACATACCTATACTGCATGAAGAAACTTCTTAATACTTCCATCAATCTATCAGTAACTCTACTCATACTATCGCTATTCACCATACCTACTTTGTGTATTATTGTACCATTATCTAGAACTAACTCAAATACATATACTCTTCCATATGGGTTATTAGTGTTACCTTCTTCCTTAGCTATAGGTTTTCGCTTAACTAGTGCCATCTATTTCTGTCTTTTTTCTGTACACTACCTTACCACAGTTCGGACACTCAATCTTTCCATTAACTAACACCATAAGCAACCCTTTCTTACAATACCAGCAGTAGTGGTGTAAGTAATACTTCTTATCTATACAGTTCATGTACTACTCTCCTATACTCACTATAACTAGTGAAATGGTCTTGCAACTTATCTATTAACCATTCTCTTTCGCTATCTGTTAGTACAGCATCTAGTACATCAACTATAGCTATATCTACTTCTTTACTATGTATCTTACCACCTACTGTAATGACTTGTGCTGTACCATCTACATACCAAACCCTAACCTGCGTGTTCATCCATACCCCTAATGTTTTATATAGAATAGTATCTGTTGTATTCTTAAAGTATGCTTAATGTGTAAGACTGTATAGTCTAGACGGGCTTTATAGGAATAAATTTTATTTTTTGTTTAGAGGGCAGTATCTACACCTCTAGCTAAAGTAATCCGGTATACCCCCCCACTAGTCTTCTAGCATCCTTATCTTTCTTACACCTCTAATAAAGTCATAGCTTATCAGTATAGCCTTATCTCTACTCTGCCTATATCATAGCATACCTTACAGCTTATCGTTCCATATAGAGCAGATATACCTTATGTGCTAAATCTATATAGGACATCATTAGATGTTACTTTAAATAAAGGATTTATTATGACCCAATCAGTAAACCAACAACAGTATATCAAAGCAATAGCAGGTGACAAAGCTCATCAATTAGTTGCAATCAGCTTTTATCGTAACGGTATCCAGTCAAGTGATGTTATTGATACTCTTAAGCAGTCTAACTACATAGTTAACATAGCAGGACAATTTACCAAAGTATCCGCATCTTCTGTAGCATCTATAGTTACAGGGTTAGAAATAGCACATCCAAGTGCTAAAACTAAACTTAAACCTATAAATAATGGTGTAGGTACTCCATCTGTCCCTGTTATCGAAGTAGAAGAGTAATCTACCTTTAACCTTAATCTATACTGGTGTAGTTCTATGCACCTTAAATACAATAGAGGGTAGCTACCTTATAGCTATATATTATATTAAATAAGGACCATATCATGGCAACATTAAAACAAGCAACATCAGCGTTATTAGAAACTACAGTTATCGTACCATTAGCAGTAGCTAACGTAGCAAGAACTATTGCAACTACAGGTGTTCAAACTCTAGAGAAAACTTCTGTAGTAACTAACAATACTCTAGACGGAGTAATCATGGGTACAGAAATAGCACTATCAGAGATAGAACTTATCAAACACCGCACTGTATCTGAAAATGAAGCTATCTTAGAAGTAGAAAAAGAGTACTTCAGTACTAAAGACTTCAAAGATAAAATTAAAGCAAAAGCTATGAAGCGTTATGAAGAATCTGAAGAAAAAGAACTCACTCTCTAAGAGTGGGTATTTTAAATAAAGGAGATACTATGTCAGTAGTTGTATTACCAGATGGAACTGTATGCCTTCCATCAGAAGACCCTAGATTGAGCCGTTAATGGCTTAGTCTAGTTATTTATTTTTTCTTACACTTTACACATAAAACGAAAGTAAGGTTTTAGGGTAGTCTATCTTTACATTTAACGAAAGTACCTACTAACAACTTTAATCTAATACGGTACTAATAACTATGCTTATCTATACAGCTTTACTGTTAGTGTTAATTTGAGAGTTATGACTTTTTAAAGTATCCCACATTTTCATTTGCTCTTCATAACTAGTAATAATAGCATTAGGGTTAATCATATAGTGGCTTCGTTTAACTCTACGAACTATGTCTTTAGCGAATAACTCTTTGTAACCTCTTTTAAGTATTTGCTTATCGCCATCAGTCTTTGGAGTAATCTTAGTTATAAACTCTATTTGTTCAGTTATAGGGTTCCATACCATTTCATCTTTAATCCAATTTATCAGTTTTAGTGCAGGTTGTGACATATTAACCATCTCAGCTATTAAATCCATAGATGACATTCCTTGTTTATTAGTTTTACCATTACCTAGTTTAAGGAAAGGTGGTTGTGGTGCAGGTGCTTTCTTAATTTTACTTAATGTTTCATCTGCATTTAAGGTTATTTGGGCTATAATTTGTTTATCTTTCATAGGGTTGTCCTTTAGTTTGGTCACTAAAAGTATAACCCATTCCCTATTAAGCTTTCCTTAAATAATCAGAGATAAGTATCTAAACCTGATACCTATCTATTTAGATAAGTATCTAAACCTGATACCTATCTCAAAGGTCAAATCCCTATTTTTAGGGCTTTATCGTACTTTTGCTTCTAGAGTAGTAATAAGCATAGTAATTTACTGCTAAATATGATAAAAAAATAACAACAAAAAACAACAAAAAATTATAAAAATCAAACCTAAAAATAACCTTACATCACAAATTTACTCAAAACATACTCAAAACGTACAATCATTGTTCACTATTTCATCAATTTACTGATTAATTTTTAATCAATGGTATTTTTTAAGCCTACCACCTAAATCTTATATGGATTATTTTCATTAGTTCTTAGAGTTATATTCGTATTACTTTATAGAGCTAGTTATTTCTAGTTCAAATATTTTATAATTAGTCTTTAGGAGGACAACCCACATGGAAAAAGCAACAGTAACAGCATTCGAAGCTAAAGTAGCACAAAAAGTAGCAGAACGTAGAGCTAAACAAGAAGAGGCATCAATGGCTTTATTAGATAATGAGCAGTTTATGAATACACAGGCACGTATTAGCGCACTTAGTTCAGAAGTTCAGAAGTTAGATACTATCATTCATCAGCTAAATACAGGTATTACACCATTTATTGCTAAAGATGGTAGTAAGTATACCGTTAGAGTGTTCCCAGTATCTAGTTTTGGTATGGGTTTAGATAAGCTTATCGGCATTATTGCAGGTAGTGCATCAGCATTTACAGATGAGATGGCATTACAGTATGAAGCTATTGTAGGTATTCCATTTACAGAACTTCAGATTGCTAACCAAGTATTAGGTACTGTAGATTATGTCAATAAAGATGGTATCTTAGTTGAAGGTAGTCGTACAGTTATTAAACAAGAAGTGCATGATAGTGCAGATAGTAATGAACCGTTAGCAGGTCTTAAAGCAGTTAAACAGTGGGAAACAGATAACATTACTGAATTACATATGCTTATTCAGTCTATTGCAGTTAAACTTAGTTTATATGAAATCGTACCTACTAAAGAAAAGTTAGCAGATGCCGTTAACAGATGGGAGCAATCAGCTAGACGTAGAGCAGAAAAGCAATTAGAAGAGATTGAGAAGTCTCATCAACTTACGCAGTCATCAGAATTTACTCTTGAAGACTAATCAGCTAGCTCCATTAGGGGCTAGTATTTAAAAAATTTAAATAAGGAAATAAAATGGCAGTAGATAGAAGAACAGAACTGTTTAATGGCAAGTACAGTATGCCACGCATCAAAGATATGCAGTCTAAAGATTCTAAAGTATATAGAGAGTTACAGCACATGTTTGACGCTATGTGGAGAGCATACTTAGTTAAAGGCTCTAAAGGTACTGTTAGTTTACCATATTGGGCACAGCGTGTTAAATCACCTAAATTAATGAACATAGCTTTACAAATGTTATCTGAAGCAGGTTATATTACAGTTAGCACTAGACCTACCCAGAACTGGTCAGAAGCTAAGTTATGCAAAGCTAAGATACTAGAATATGTTACAGAAAAAGAATTAGCATCTATTCGTAAACAATTTAAATGGAGTAAGTATATGCTTACTAATACAGAAGTAGATGAAAAATGTGCTAATTTAACTAGTACTAAAGGTGTAGTATCTGATACAGGATTATATAGACCAGGATTTATGAAAGCAGGTAAAACACAGTTTAAGTTTGACATAAATATGATGAAATCATATTATTCAGAGATAGTAGAATTAGTTAATTATGGTATTGAAAAGACTTTAACACAGTACCCATCTCTAAGAGGTGATTTAGCTAATTACAGTAATGTAGGTAAAGAAGTAATTGATTACTATATGCTTGTAAATAGTACTTACAATAGTGGTAATCGTACTAGCGACCCTAGAGGTAGGGATATAGCCGGATACTTATCTAAAATAGGTAATCCAGTAGGTTATAAAATTATGCGTAGTCTTCTAGTTATTGCAGAAGATAAACGTAATATAGCTACAGAAAAAGGCTTAGAAGCTAAATATTTGTTTATAGCTGAATTAGCAGGATATAAAGCAGGTACTGTAAAAGGTAAAATAGCTTACGGTAAACAGTGCTATAACTGTAAATGGTTACCAGACTTAGATTTAACAGATGAAAAAGAGTTAAAAGAGTTACCAGAAGCTATATGGTTAGAGCGTCTTTATATAGATATTGATAACTATTTTAGTATTGATAACTATAGATGGCAAGTACCTATCGAATTAGATGCTAGTGCTAGTATTAAATCTTATTATGGTTTGTTATTAGGACATAGACCTTACTTAGTTGATTGTAATGTTATAGTAGAAAACGGTAAGTTAAACGACGCATGGGCACACAATACAATAACTAATCGTGATCAAGCTAAATCAGTTATGAGAGTACTTTATGGCTCTAAACAACCTATATTAGATATGTGGACAGATATGGGCATTAAAGGTACTAGAGAAGAAGCTTTAGCTATGGAGAATGACCTTACAGTAGGACAATATGCACCAGCTAATCTTATGAAACAGTTTATGGCTAATCATGCTCAAATGCAACCAGAAATGAAGTTAACTATATGGAATGAAACTTTTACAGTACAGTGTAATAAGTTCTATAATAGAGGAGAAACTACTATTAAGTACGATTTATATGATAGTAATAGTAAATCTATTCGTAGAATACATCATACAGAAATAATTAAAGTACCAAATTTACAACAATTTAGAGTATGGACTAGTACAGGACTTATCCATCATTTAGATAGTAGGGTAATGGATTATACTTGTAACATAGTGTATAATGCTTCAGAATGGTGTATAGCTATACATGACGCAATTGTTGTTGATGCAGAATATGCAGATTTAGCTAGAGTTACATATGCTTCACAAATAGATAAAATATATAGTGAACGTAAGCAAATAATACAAGAGTACTTTCGTAGTATTAACATTCCAGCTTCAGCTATAGTAGAATGGCAAGAAATTATGGATTTAGTAGAACCTATCGGAGATTTTAAATGTTCTCCAATGGTATTAAAATAAGGAGTATATATGAGATATATAGCATTACTTACAGGTAATAGACGAGATGTTAATACATCTTGTCCTAAAGCATTATTAACTAGAATAATCACTAAGAATGGGAGACTATTTAGAGACCATTGTTGGGTAAAATTGACATCAGAAATAGCTAATATACAGCCTAGAGGACATCAGAAACCTATTAAAGTCTATATATTAGCTAAACAAACACAATACATAAAAAGAGGAATAGAACAATCTACTACATTAATTATAAAAGAGATACGACGCATCAAATGATGTGTTGTATTTATTTATTTTTTTTTTTCTTGTATAAAAAGAAAGATAGATAAGAAAATGTTAAATAAGGAGATTATTATGCTTAGTCTTATAATGGGAATAGCAACTGCTTTTAATATATTAATTATATTTAAAAAAATAGAACTTAAACGCTTTCAAGATGCATTTTTTGATGGAGGGTTACTCATATTATTAACTTTAGTATTTGGAGGCTCTCTTGGAGGTATGATGGTAGCTACAGTAGCATCTGCAGTTATATCTTTATATTTTTTATTTAATCAACCTAATTTGTTTGAAGCTTTTAAATCTAATGATGCAAAAGAAAGTACAGAAACTGTTGAAGATATACTAGCTAAGTATAAATTAGATTTAAATATAAAGGATATGTAATGCAATTATTTTATATAATATTAGCTTGGATAGTAGGTATTATTTTTTTAACTTTAACAGTTATCACTTGGTACGGTTTTATTATACCAATTTCTATAGGTTTTTTAGTATTTTTTATATTAAAATACAAATCTCTAAAATAGCTATACCTCAAATCAGATATTTTAAAAAATACCCAATTTACCCTAAATTGACTTCAACGCTAAAGGACTAAAATGAGCTATTTTTTTATAATTTTAATAGTTACTGTATTTATAATTTATGAGTTAAAAAATAGTAAAAATACAAAAACTGTAGATGAATATGAATTACTAGAAGAATTTTATTCTAATAGTAATTTTAATACGTCATTAGGTAGTATGTTTATGTCTTTAGAAGAAAAACAAAAATATATACAATCAGATAAATGGAAAATTTTAAAAGAAAAACGATTAAAAATAGCTAACCGTAGTTGTGAGATATGTAAAAGAAAAAATAATTTACAACTACATCATATAACATATGAAAGATTAGGAGATGAAATTATTGAGGATTTAATCATTTTATGTAAAAAATGCCATCAACAACAACATGATATTTATGGTTACGATAGAATAACACTATACCTACCTTTAATTACATAATTTATATGATATAATTTTATATAACTATTTAAGGATAGATAAAATGACCCAAGAACAACAAATATGGTTAGAAAACCAAGATAAACCTTTAGAAGATACATCATTAGATATGATTTTACCTATTAAAGCATTAACTGGATTAGCAGCTAAATTTAGCAAACCTATAAATACTATAGCACAATTAGCAACAAAACGTAATTTAGAAGATACCACATTATATAATGAACTACTTAAAATAGGTAGTGAAAATGCTAAAGCAAAACAACTAGGAAGAAACATAACTAAAGATTTATTTAACCAACAAGGGTTAGCTAAATATATGTATATTAAAGAAGCAGCAGATAATGCTGCTAGAAAACACACTAAATTAGCTAAAGAACTAGGAGAAAAATATAATGAAACCTATAAAAGAGATTGTAGACTACCTTAAACAACAACCTGACATTTTAACTATTGATACCTCTACTACTAAGCCTTTATTTGGCTTAGTTTATTTTAAAACTTATCATAAAATATATTATTTACCTTCTCTTTATAAAGCTTATAAAATTTTAAATCGACTATAATTTCAGTGACAGGCTTCCTATAAGGTGTAAGTCCTATCATTGCTATAAATAGCAGGCATAATTTGACTATTAGGAAAGACTAATATCAAGCTCTTAAGGATTAACTGAGCGGACTAATGGAAAGACATTATTGGCGCAGTACTAGATACGTAAGTCGGTACAATTAAAAATAAAATCAA